CCGCCGTATTGGCCGCCTTAGTGGCGGCACGGGCGTTGGAGATCTCCGTGAGCATGTTCTCGTAAGCCGTCTGGATGGTTCCGAGGCTCACCTTCACGCTGGTTTGTATGCCGTCTATGATCTTGCAACCGATCGTGTACAGACCGGTAAGGCTGTCAGCCAGCGTGAGTTCTGATATTTTCTTTTTCTTAATCGGCATATATGTTCAAGTCTATGTAATACTCTCCATCCTCCGTGACGATAAGGTCACCATCCTCCGTGGCCAGCAGGTAGTCCGTCCCGCCAAGGCGGAACACCGTGAACTCCAGCGTAAGGTTGAATGTCACCACCACACGCCCCCGGAGGCTCTCAAGCTTCCATCCGGATGTCCTCTTGTAGTAGCAGGGGTATTCCTCCACATTGTAATCCACGTACAGCGAACGCTCGCCCGGCTGGATCAAGGCGTGGAGCAGGGCATCGTAGCAACGCCATAAAACAGCCGTTGAATCGGCGATCAAACAGCATTTAAGCGTAACCTCCTTGCTGTTGAAAACGACGTTTTCCGTATCATATATCCTACCGTCAACGTCCAGTACCGTACGGGACAGGTTAGTCTTCACGGTCGGAGATCTCATGATCTCGTCCCGGCCCTCCGTCACCATCACGCCGTATCGATCCAAGGGTACGCCGTCAAGCTCGTACTCGGATGGAGGAACATACGCTCTACCCTCCGGGATCGCCACGGAAGAGGGTCTTACGGGCCGGTCCTCGGCGAAACGTAACGTGAAGGCCTCCAACGTGTCCCAATCCTCATACGCCGGGCTCTGGATGAGTCGCAAGTTCCACTCCCTGCCCAGCGAGGGGATACGGAAGAGGTGATACCCTGGTTTCGATAGGTACTCGACAAGAGCGCCGGCGGATCTTCCGTCCACGCTGCGGACGAACGTGATGTTGAGCTCCCGTGGTTTCAAGGTGGGCTTTTCCAAGTCCGGCTCTATGCCGTCCTCGTCCGGCCAGTCGTTCCTGTCCGGTTCCACCAGCTCGGGGAATGGGAGAAGGCCGTCGTAACCTCCCTCCGTGATCCATACGCCGAAATCGGTGTAGGCATCCTTGCCGTCTATGTATAACTCACCCCTCATAAGATCACCACGGTATTATCCTTGTTTATCTCAACCTCTCCTCCGATATTCACCAGCAGGATCACGGCGTAGTCACTCGCCACGACCCTAGCCTTACCGCCGTGCATGAGGATCACCTTGTGAACACGCTCGTTATCGTCTATCGTTATCACCGCATCCGTATCACCTATCACGGCGATATTGCCGGGATTGGTTACGTCCACGTGGCCGGAGTCAACGTACACCCCGTAGGGCATCACGTGACCGGCCATGCCACGGAACATGTCTAACGACGGGAAATCATTCTCCGCGCAAAACTCACGCCCCTGCGGGCTGAAGAACAGCCACACGAGGCTTCTCCAGTCCGTCACCCCGTTAGAACCACTACATGCCCCGAGCGAGAGGGCCGATTTGATTATGTCGTTAACCGTCTCCATCATTATCTTGATCTCATTAATATCCCCTTGTCGTTAATAGTCTTTATACCGGAGGCCGCCGACTTGGTATTGGCCTCTATCTTCTCGGATAGGGCCTCTATACGTCCGGAGATCTCCGCTACCTTGGCCGTGTTCTCCGACACCTTCCCGGACAGGTCCTTGATCGCCTCCACGTTCTTCCAGCCCCTTGTCTGGAGGTCGTAGATGAAGCGCATCTGGTCGGCTATACCCGTCACTTGCACCAACGTCCTATCTAAAAATATAAGTTGGGTCGACATCTTACCGTCTATCACGTTAGCCGAGTCCTGCGAGATAGAGGCGATGCTCTTCGAGGAGGCGGTACGTCCGCTATCCTCCTCCACGGCATCCCCTGTATTGAAATATTTGTCGGCCCAACCAAACTTACGGTCGAGGTCGTCGGCCAGCTCCTGCGCCTTCCGATCCAGATAATCCTGTTCCCAGTCGCTGATATAATCGTCGGACCAGAACTCGAGCAGCTTCTCCCGGATCTCTTTCATGGGATCGGATGCGGCGGCCTTGATCGACTCCGTGACCATGTTCCTTATCATCTTCCTCACGAGATCCTTGGCCGATCGCGCCTTGTCCTCCCCGGTGGCCCACGCATCGGCGTAAGCGTTGGCGAAATCGTCGATCGCCGATTTTATGTCACTACCGAAAATGGCGTCCTTGCCGGCCTCCTTATTATCCGCTATGGTGTTATTGATCTCGTCTATCTGGTCCCGCCACTCCTTGATGCGGTCATTGTCGGTTTTCTTCTTGTCCTCCTCCTCCTTGATCTGGTTTTGGATAAGCACTTTTTGCTGTTCCAATAGCTTATTCTGCTGGTCGATAAGCTTGGAGGCATCCTTGGAATAGGCTTTCTCGATGGACCTGCCCAGCTTATCGTACGACTTGTCCAACGTGTCGATCTGATCCTGCAAACGCTGGATACGACTCTCGTTCTTCTTGTCATGGATCTTGGCGATAGAGGAGGCAAGGGATGTGACCACCCCGATAGCGGCACCGGCAGACGCACCGATCGGCCCGAACATCGCACCGGCTTTCGCCCCGTCCATGGCGGAATTGACCGCGTCCATGGCCACATTCAAGCCTTCGGCTATCTCACCGAACGCACCACCGAACGAATCCCCGAGTTTCGAGAAAGTATCAGAGAGGAATTGCCCGGACCGCATGATTTCGCCAAACCCTTCCTCTATATCGTCAATTGCCTGTCGAAGCTTTTTCGTATCGTTACCAGCCTCAAATACGCCTTTCAGACCTTTGGCGACCTTCTCGTATGCCGGGCGCAACTTGTCCGCGGCTTCCTTGTTCTCCTTGAGCGCATCCGAGATATCTTTTAGTTTATCGGGTGATTTACTCCACAGTTCAAACGTCTCTTTCGTGATACCGAAATCCTTGCCCTTGCTCTCATCCCAGACACCGCTTTTCAAGAACTCCAAGGCTTCACGCCCCTTCCGGTTGATGGCCTCCAACTCGGAGAGGGTCTTGTCTTTCATGTCACCGAACAACCGACTGATAGCGGAAGTCGTCTTGCTCGCCTCTATGTCGAGATCAGACAGTTCCCTTTTCATGGCCTCGGAAAGGGACTTACGCTCGCCTTCCGTCGTAGCCTTGGCTATCTTCTCGTTATAAAGAGCCGTGATAGCATCTCTCTTATCAAGATAAGAACCGTATTCTTTCAGATACTCGTTCATGGCACGTTTCTCTTCCTCCAGTTGTTCCTTATTCACATTAGAGGTCGATCGCTCCCGTTTGACGTATGAGTTCACCAAGGCTGTACGAATCTCCACGGTCTGTTCCTTAGTCAGTTTGCCGCCTTGAGCGTCTTTCCACTCTTTTTCCTTGGTAAGTATGGCGGCGATCTCATTGTCATAGTCTAGGTTTATCTGGGCGATCTTCTTTGCGGAGCCTTCTTTCATCAGATCGATCTCGGATTGCTGGTTCTGCCGGCGGAGGGATAGGAGTTCGTCTTGAAGCTTTTTTCGCTTTTCTAGTTCCTTTTTATCAATAGGTGTAGCTATTTTCGCCTTTTCCTCCTCTTGTTGGCTACTAGCTAACGCCTCCGCCTTCGTACGAGCCTTCAATCCTTGTACGACTATCTCAACCGCTTTATCATGCTCAATCTTCAACTGCTCGTTCCGTTTTCGTAAACGACGTAACTCAAATGCCTCCGAAAAGCTGGTATCAATCCAACTTTTCTTGTCTAGCTGGGAGATTCGATGGTTATTTTTTGCAATTTCATCCTCTATGGAGTTTACGGTAGCGCGCTGTTGGGCCATGGTTCGCTCATCTATCGATTTAGAAAGCATCTTATTAGCCTCCGTCATATCCATCAACATGAACTTTTGCAAGGATAGATTTTTCAGTTCATCCGGATAGAGGGCTTGTAATTTCTCGTATGCCTCCACTTTCTGTAACATGGACTTGTTATCGTCGCGCAAAGCATTCAATAGTTCATCCGTTTGAGATCTCATGCCTTCTATCCAGTCCTTCATCTCTGCGACCCTCTTGTTATGGGAATCCAACGCCTTCTCTGATGCCGTCGCCTGTGTTGCGAGCTTGAAGATCGCATACCCAAGGGCCGTAACACCCGCCACGGCCAAGACATACGGATTCGCAAGGGCAGCTTTTCCGGCGGCCAACATTGCGACAGCCTGTTTTTTCAAAGCACCTGTAAGCAGCGCGGTTGCGGTCGTATGCTGAATCGTCGCCAGTCTGCTCAAAGCTGATGTCTTGATATAAGATCGTTGCGCCACTTGAACCAACAAAATAGCTGTTTTATAAGAAAGAAACGCTCCCGCCGCATTTTTCACCAATGCCTCAACCCTCGATATCGTCCCCTCGATATCATTGTTCTCAAAAGCCTCATTAAACGCCTTGGCGATATCTGACACCTCTTTCAATATCCTCTCTCCCATTGGGCGCAAATAAGCCTGTACATTATTCGCCAACAACGTGAGCTGATTATCGGCGGCGTCAGCCA